CCGACGCATTGAAGGACTCGAAGGAGAGTTTCAAAGGTTTGATCCCGTTCAATGCGTCAATCTTGACGAGTACGCCTTCGCCCCAGTAGTTGCCAAGGAATGGCAACAACACCAATTGTGGGACGGGACCTATACGCTAGACGACCTCTACGATTGGCACGAAATGGCTAGTATTAGGGCCGAAAACACAAGGCGATATCGGGACAGCCAAAGACAAGACGAAGGGTAATTTGCATGGCAGACACAATTAAAGACTATTTGATTTCTCTTGGATTTTCTGTTGACAACGCATCATATGGAAAGATGCGAAAGATCCTTGACGACCTTGGAAATAAGGTTCAAGAAAAATCAGAATTGATGTTCTCTTCCCAGATTAAAGCTGGGAGCATTATTATATCGTCTTTGGTTGCTATCGGCGCTGCTACGACAGAATTGATGTCCAAAGTTGCGGCTGCCGACATGGGCTATCAGAAATTTGCTATGCGGATGTTCATGAACAAGGACGCCGCAAAGCAGTACAAGATCGCCATTGACGCCTTGGGCGAAGCTCCGGAAGATATTGCTTGGATACCAGAATTAAGGGATCAATACCAAAAACTAATTCTTCAGGCACGCAGAATGGAGCTTGCAGGAGGAGACAAAGAAAGAGCCGAAGAACAATTGAAGTATGTAAGAAGCATCAAGTTTGAGTTCGCTCGCCTAAAACTGGAAACCACATATGGCCTTTCGAGGGTTGTTTTCAATTTGTTCTCGCAACTTCAAACTTCCATTTTTGGGACAAAGGCAACATTCAAGGATTTCAATGATCTTGTAGAAAAGAAATTTCCAGAATGGTCAGAGAAGATTGCGTTCTGGCTGGCTAAAGTTGTACGCGTAATATACAACACAACGAAGGCTGTTCAGAATTTAATCACAATTCTTTACAAGGGCATCTCGGTCTTGCCTGCCATAGGACAAGCGCTCCTTGCGTTTGGAGCTATTCTCACAGCTATATTTGTCGCTGGCCCATTGGGGAAGGCAATTTTGATATTGTCCTCTCTCATCTATCTTATCGACGATTTCTACAGTTATATAAATGGAGACAAGTCAAATCTTCAACTGTCTCCTATCTGGGATTTCTTGCTGGAATATACGCAGAAAATTAAAAAAGGCATTGTGGCAATGACTTTCGTTCTGGCGGAGTTTTATAATCTGCTTGAAGGAAAAAGGTCCATGAATCCCGTCGATATTGCCAAACGACTGAGAGAAGGAATAGACGCATACGACAAAGAAAACCCAGTTGTGACCAAGGAAACAATCAAGGCTTCCATAGAAAAGAAAAAAGAAGACAAAAGGAAGGCGGCCGAAGACCCGCTTGGAATATCAAGTCTTTCTCCTTCTCGTCGTGCTCTTTTAGATGTTGAAAGTGGAGGCAAGGTTGACAGAGTTAATGTCGAAGGGGAGTTGATTACTAAAGGGCGATATCGTGGACAGCGGGCAAAAGGCATAGCCCAGATCATGCCAGGGAATTGGTACGGAGATCCTAGAAGAGGGATCAAAGGTTGGGCCGAAGAAGCTGGATTGCCGAAAGATGCTGAATGGACTCTAGAAAATCAATTAAAAGTCTATAATCACAGAATGAATATTTTGGAAAAGAAATTTGGAGAAGCAGGCGCAGCGGTTGAATGGAAAGCAGGGGCAGGCCAATTGTGGCTTGACAATCCAGATAAGGCCAAACAGATCAAAGACCAATATGCCAAAGACACGGTCGGGAAATATTTGAATAAATGGGATGCGCGAAAAAAGCATTATGAAGAACAAGACGCCAAGAAAGAAAAAGAAGCGAAAGTAGCTATTGTGACAAAACCGACGGCGACCATCATTGCGGCAGCTTCCGCAGAAAAAAAATCTTCCAAGGACATGCCGTTTGGTTTTGGTTGGCTTATAAATAGAAAAGAAAAATTGGAGCTAGAAAGAAAAAGACTCCAGGCAGTCGCGGATGGAAATATCGCAGAAGAAAAAAGAATAGCAGCAATTCAGAAAAATAGAGCCATTGAAGAATTTAAAATTAAAGAAGCCAGGGCAAATGACCTAAAGGGATGGCTCAATAGCGATGAAGTTTGGCCTCTTCCTCCTTCATTGTCAAAGTCCAAGAAGAAAGAAGAAAATAAGCTGGCGGGAGAAAGCAAAGCAAAAGGGTTTATCAGCGATCTCAAAGAAGCAGTAAGCGTTTTCAAGTCCCCCAAGCAGATAGAGAAGAATCTGCTTGTTGACATAAGACAACAAACAAAAGAGCTTCAAGAGCATATCAAAACAAACGGCAATATTAATTACAAAAACAGTCGGCCTGAAGCTTCGCCGATTGCCTCTCAGATTTCAAATAGCAATACAAACAGTATCGTCAACAACAATTCTGTCACAGTGAATATTGACGGCCCTACAACAGAAGAGCATGTTAGGGAAATTGAAAGGGTTGTCCGGCAGACACAAGAGGCGTACAGTAAGAGGCAAACACTATTGAATAATCGATATCCTGTTCTGTCCGGAGTTGCGCAATGAACTTTAATTCAACACTATTAGACACTTCTGGCCTTCAATATGCTCTATGGAGAGCGTATCTGACGTCCATAGTTCCGAACCCAGAGTTAGAACAAAGTTCATACCGGCCTTCTGGATGGAGTGCAGAAGAGCCTTTGACATATATAGAAGACGAAGAAGATAAGTGGTACTTTGACGCCGTGATAAGAACCAATCATCGACTTTCTCAGTATGTTACGGAACATCCTATTCAGTCTGGGGCAAATATTTCTGACCACTCATTTCAATTGCCAATTGAAATAACATTGGAAATTGGAATGAGTGATGTCATGTCTTCTTATAAAGAGACACAGTGGGGCGAGTCTTTTTCTCCTGACGCAACGGAGACTGCTCCATTTTATTCCAGGTCGGTTACTGCATTTGAAAAATTGAAAGAGTGGAAAGACAATGGCATCTCTTTGGTTGTAAAGACACGTCTTGAAGAATATGAAAATTTTGTCATCAAGAATATTGATGTTCTTGATGATGTCGCAACAAGATATGGATTGAAAGCCGAAGTGACTTTTAAGCAGATCTTTGTTGTTGAGACAGAAGAATACGAAGATGATAGTTTACGGCCCGCTGTTACAGAACAATCAGGTTTGGCCCCGACTGCAGAACCACTGATTCCGCAATAAAAGGAAGGTAAAGGTAAGTTGTGCAAGTAATACATATAGACAATTTACACAACCAGAGGTTTCAAATTAAACTTTCTGTCAACGGAGAGAACGTTAGTTTAAAGTTTTTTGTCCGTTGGAATGAAGTTGCAGAATATTGGATTATGGATATAATTAATCCGACAACTTCTGTCAATATTTTGAGTTCTATTCCTCTTTTGCCTGGGATTAATTTACTTGAGCCATATGACTATCTAAAGATAGGGTCCGCTTATTTGGTTTCCAATGGAGGATCTTCTTTGGACAGGCCGACCATAGATGATTTGGGAACTAACTTCCGGCTTCAGTGGGGAGATAATGAATAAGGCATATTACGGAAGAAAATGGCTTTTGCAAGTAGCTTGTAATGATGGTTCCGTCTTGGAAATAGGCGAAGATGGGATCTCCGAGGAGACACCTCTAAAAGTGACATTTGATGTCAACTATCCTGGCTATCAAGGGTGGTATTTTTCGG